TCGTCACCGGCAAGTCCGGCGGCGGCAAGGGCGCTGGCAAGAAGACTGATGGCGACGGATCCGGCAGCGGCCAGGGAGGCGAGAAGTCATGAGCGGCGCAGTCCACAACGGCGAAGCTCACCCACCGCCTCGAATCGGGCAGACCGTGATCTGGCGTCAGCCGACGAGCGAGGTGCCGGTGAACGGAAGCCGGGAACACCCGGCCATTGTCACCGCGGTTTGGAGCCCAGACTGCGTGAACCTGCGGGTCATCTATGATGCCCCGCCGCCGTCCGGGTGCCCGCCCGAGGTTGTGACGTCCGCGCCGCGCGCCGGGACGTACCGCGGTCCCGGATCGGTCGATGGGGCCTGGTACGAGGCCTGAGCCGTGTCTACCTATGCCACCCAGCAGGACCTGGTCGACCGCTTCGGATCGGACGAGCTGATCCAGCTCACCGACCGCAGCAGTTCCGGCACGATCGACGCGACCGTGGTCGACCAGGCCCTGTCCGATGCCAGCGACGAGATGGATGGCTACATCGGCGCCCGCTACGAGCTGCCACTGCCGTCCACGCCGAACACGCTGGTGCGCGTCTGCGCCGACATTGCCCGCTACCGCCTGTACGACATCCAGGCGCCGGAGGCGGTGGCGCAGCGCTACAAGGACGCGGTGGCCTTCGTAAAGGCGGTCAGCACGGGCGCGGTGGCCCTGGGCCTGCCCACGGCCTCGCAGCCGAGCTCCGCCGGCGCGCCGCAGAAGTCGGCGCCGAGCCCGGTGTTCGGCGGCGGCCGGATCGACGACTATCAGGGCTGGGACTATGGCAAAGGTAAGTGACTACCTGGCCGTCGAGAGTGCGCTCATCGCCCAGATCAAGGCCATTGAACAGGGCTTCAAGGCGGTGCTGGGCGCCGCCGATCTACAGGGCCTGCAGCAGCGCCAGCAGATCACCCCGGCCGCCCACGTCGTCTACCAGGGCGACGACCTGCCCACCGGCAGCCAGGACCGCGGCGTCTACGGCAAGCCGCAGCGCGTCATGCAGCGCTGGATCGTCGCCGTCGCCGTGCGCAACGTTCGCGGGATCCGCCAGGGCACGGCCGTGCGCGAGGAGGCCGGCCCGCTCATGGCGACCCTCATCGAAGGCCTGGAGGGCTGGCAGCCGCCGTCCCCGTTCCGGCCGCTCAAGCGCGCCCCGTCGCCGCCGCCCTGGTTCAGCGAGGGGTTCGCGTACTTCCCGCTCCTGTTTACGACAGAGGTGATCCTGTGAAGAAGGTCAAGGTCGAGCTGAAAAAGCCCCACACGCACGCGGGGCGCGAGTACGGCCCCGGCGATACGGTAGACCTGTGGCAGGACCAGGCCGAGTGGCTGGTCGGCACGGGCGTGGCCGTCGAGGTCAGCGGCAACGACGCCGGCAAGAAGGCGTCCGGGAAGGAGGACAAGTAAATGCTCTTCGAGGGACAGGGGAAAGTGTTTTCCGCCACCCGGCTCGCCAGCGGCTACCCCCGCGCCATGCGCTACCTGGGTGACGTATCCATGCTGCAGACGCAGGTCAAGACGCAGACCGTCGAGCACCAGGAGAGCCACACCGGCCAGCGGCTGACCGACGCCCACATCGTCACCAGCAAGCAGATGGACGTCACCGTCACGATGGACGAATGGCTTGCCGACAATCTCGCCCTGGCGCTTTACGGGACGTATTCCCAGGTGACCTCCGGCACCGTCACCGCCGAGCAGCTGCCCAGCAATCTGGCGCAGGGCGACTACGCGCGCCTGGCGCATCCGAAGGTCAGCTCCGTGGTCATCAAGGATTCCGCCGGTACGCCGGCCACGCTCACCGCGGGCACCGACTACGAGGTCGAGAGCGCCAATCACGGCACCATCAAGATCCTCGGAGACCTGAGCGGCTATACCCAGCCTCTGACCGCAGACTACAGCTATGCCCAGTACGACCGCGTGGTGGCCTTCGATCAGGACCCCGGCGAGCTGTGGCTGCGCTTCGAGGGCCTGAACATTGCCGATGACGACGCGCCGGTGCTGGTCGAGCTGTACAAGGTGCGCCTGGAGCCGGTGCAGCAGATGGACCTGATCAACAACCAGCTCAGCCAGTTGCAGCTGCAGGGCCAGGCCCTGTACGACTCGCTGCACGATGGCGACGCCACCCTCGGCCAGTTCGGACGGATCCTCCAGCTGTAATGAGCGAGCAAGACAACAACGATGCCGAGGTTCTCTTCCCCGACCGTGACCTGGTCCTCTCAACCGGTGAGCAGGTCACGGTTCGGGAGTTCCGTTTTCTTGAAGGGTTCCAGGTGGAGCGGGAAGCGAAGCCCCTGATCGATCAGCTGCAGCAGCTAGCCGAGGGCGGGGAGGACAAGCCTCCCATCACGATTCTGGACGAGCTGCTGGGTGCCCATCAGGACCTCCTGATGGTGCTGATCTCCAAGGCCTGTGACAGGCCGCGAGAGTGGCTGGAGAAGCTGGGGGACTCGGACGGAACGACCGTCATGCTCACGTTCTGGACGGTGAACAGCCATTTTTTTATGCGCCGCCTGCAGCTGCGCATGGCGATGCGGGAAGCGCTCGACGCCAGAGCCGGTCAGCCGGGGATCTCGCCGGCGTCGTCGCAACCCTCATCGACCACGGACACCGATGGCGAGAGCTCCGGACCTACACGTTCCGGCAGCTGACGCTCTTCTACCGGGAAGCGGTCCGCCGCGAGTGGCGCGCCCGGGCGGACCGGATCGAGGAGCTTACCGCGGCAATCGGGGCGAGCCTGGCAGGCGACGAGAAAGGAGCACTGAAACGGTGGCTCGAAGCGCTCAGGAAACTCTAGTTGCTCCACCCCGTCACGGAGCCGCTCGGGTCGAAATATACGATCTGCCCCGTCGACGCCGAGTTGGGAATTCCGTACTCCCAGCTGTCGCCCCAGGAGTTACTCGTCGTCCCGTAGCAAAGACCGCAGGGATCGCCCCACGATGCCCGGACCTCATCTTTGCTCATGCCCTCCATGATCTGGCCATCCTTGATGGCCTTCTTGTACCGATCGGGGATCTCGGGGTGTTTCTTCACATAGGCGGCGCGGGCGGCCGGCGTCGGGGTCCCGGTGAGGGCAGACGTCATTGCCGCGCAGCCGGCGAGAGAAAACATCAGGAATGCGGAAAGTGTGACACGCTTCATGAGGGCCTCCGTTTTGGTCTTGGCATGGGCCGTAGGCAAAAGGTTAGCACATGAATGCGGACATGAAGCTTCTCCTCCGGATCCAGGCCGACATGGCTCAGGCGGTCGGCGAACTTCGCGATCTTCGGAAGGATATAGGCAACGTCGGAACGACGGGCAGGCGCGTCGCGGGTGAGGTCTCCGGCATAGGTCATGCTGCGAAAGCGACGACTTCCCTGCTGCGCAGCATGCGCGATCAACTGGTCGGCCTTTTCGCCGTGCACGAGGTGGTCCGGTTTGGCCAGGCTCTCGTTGGTGCGCAGGTGGAGATGCAGCGCATTCACTATACGCTGCAATCCGTAACAGGGAGCAGCTCGGCTGCCGGGCGTGAGTTCAAGTATGTCAGCGACATCAGCGATCAGCTCGGGCTCGACCTGAAGAGCACCGCCGCCGGCTATGCGAGACTCGCAGTCAGCGCGAAGAGTGCGGGCATTACGACGCAGCAGATGCATGAAGCCTTCAGGGGCCTCGCCGATACCTTTACTGTGCTCCACACCCCGACTCAGGATGTCAACGGCCTTCTGATCCAGCTCGAGCAGGGAATGAGTCTGGGCCGCCTGCAGATGCAGGACTTCCGGGCCATTGCGCAGCATCTTCCGGGGACTCTCGAACTCGTCGGGGAAGCAGCCAGGCGTATGGGCGGAAATCTGCAGAGCATGCTTCAGAACGGAGGTGTGCCTGCGAAGCAGTTCTTCATGCAGTTTACGCGGCTTCTGCGGGAAAAATACGGCCCGGAAGCGGCCCAAGCCGCGCAGAGCGTGAACGCCCAGATCAACCGAATGCACAACGCCATGTTCCGGCTTCGTCTTGAGCTGGGAAAGGGCGGTTTTATAGATTCCGTGACGGCCAGCATGCGCGACTTGGAAAAGGAGCTAGAAGATCCGCAGCTCATCGATGGGCTCACGCACCTTGTGGCCTTCCTCGGCGATATTGCGCGGCTCGGGGTAAAGGCAGCCGGGGGGGTTGGAATGCTGGTGGGCTACGTCGACAGCCTCGCGCAGAACGCCGGAAGGATCAGCGCGCCGCGAAAGAGCGTACAGCAGCTGCGTACCGACGTTCAGGGGTTGACTCAGGACCTGAAGGATCTTCAGGCCGCACAGCGAGCCGGGGTGGATGCCAGCAAGAACGACGTGAGCGGATTCCCTGGCATGATTCTGCACCCGGAGCTCTCCCACGAGCAGTCGGTAGCGCAGCGAATTCTCATGGAGTATGGGATCTCGGGGAAGCCTACAGCGGCGAATATCCAGAAGGGCATCGACAAGATAAGAGAGCTGCGCGGCGCAGCGAAGAAGCGCACGGAGCCACAATTCCCCAAGACGCCGTGGATGCTCCGACCCGGCGCGATGCCAGGAATGGGGTGGCTGCTCGGGTACGGACCCTCGGCCCTTCCCGGCGCTAATGGAGCAGGCGCGGGCGCGGGGAGCGGCGGGTCCGGCCCATCGGCTGCCGAGAAGATTCTGCGGCAAATGGATGCTACGTCAAAGCTTCGGCAGGAGCTTTCCGAGATCCGGAAAGCCTATGACCAAGGGAAGATCTCGGAGACCCAGTATACCGAAGCAACATCGAACCTCAACAAGCAGCTCGACAACCTTCGGACAACCAGTGGCCAGACGAAGGATCAGCTGCGCCAGGCTGTCAGCCCGATACTTGACGCGATCGACCCGACCCGCCGCTACCAGCGACAGCTGACGAAGCTGGACGAGGCCTACGCCGCCCATGTGATCGACGCGAACCAGTATGCGGAGGCGCATGCGCACATCGTTGAGGAGATGAAGAAGGTCGGGCAGCAGTCGAAAAAGGAGACCCACCAGATCAACCAGTTCGCCGTTGCGGCCGCCCGGCAGATCCAGAGTGGGTTCGCAAACTTCCTTTTCGACCCGTTTAAGCATGGTCTGAGCGGCATGGTTCAGGACTTCGCCAACGCAATGCGCCAGATGGTCTCGCAGATCATGGCTCAGAAGATCCTGACCGACATGCTCAGTCGCTATAAGGGAAGCGGCGGCATCCTGGGGAGCTTCGCCCATGCGATCATCCCGAGCGCCAACGGCAACGTATTCGACCACGGCCAGGTCG